GCCGTATCGGCGTGGTCTGAGTATAAGATAGCATAATAACTTATGGATAGACATAGAATGGCAGAATCGAACGACGTTCATTACCTCAACCTTGCACCGTACAAGTACCTTCGTGATGAAGGTAAGTACGGTTGGTTCTGGTACGATGGCGTCGGCGATCCAATGCCTGATGCGTTCGATGGGTTGCATACGTTATCCGTAATGGATGACGTAGTAACCCAAGGGACATGGAAGTTCAATGATGTGAATCATTATTCACTCAGGGGCGAGTACATCACTTCCTATAATGGAAGTGAAACACCCGGCCCGGACTTCTATATCTGTGACGCTGAAAATCCTCCAACGGTGGAGTATGATCAGTGTGACTTAGTCAACTGCGAATCAATCGTTGAGCTCGTAAAGCTCAACGTGATAAACAAAGTTGGTACACCCTCTATAAAGGAAATAACAGACCTTTTTAGAGATTCTAGTCTTCCCCATGAGGTAGTCATAGACAGAGATCCGTTTGAAACGGATTTCTCGATATGGTACCTTTTGGTCGATCTTATCCAAGCGATTACCTCGTTCGGCCTGAAATGGCCGTCGTTAAAAACCGTTAATTCGGTAGATAATTTGCTTACTAAAGCTGCAAAGGCTCGTGAGTTGGGTATTCATACCCGTGCTCATAGGCATAAGCCCGCTGCTGAGTTAGCGGCGGACGTGCATCTTTCTGTGCGATTTGGGGTTCTCCCCACTATCGCGGATATCGGTGATTCCATGTCTGTTTTTAACAGCTGGATGATCACTTATGATCGAGTTAAGGAGCTTCTTGCGAAGAAGTTTCGAAAGCATGAGCATTTCGATTTTTCTAAACGCAAAATATTTGAGGATACTGAAGAAACTGTTATCATCAGTCTTCCTCATATACGTTCGTCTATCACCGTTGTGGTGAAGCAGACGAAGAAAGCTCGCTGGCATGGTTTAGCGTTATATAGCTTCACATGTCCTTATTTCCAGGGTTGGCTTGCAAGACTGCGACAAATCATAGACTTTTTTGGAGTCTTAGATCCTTCCGCGTTATGGGATATAGTTCCTTTCAGCTTTGTAGTTGATTGGATCTTTACCACCAATTCGTGGTTGCACAGTTTGAAGCCTCATTTATTCCCTGCCGTCGCAACTGTAGTAGACTATTTGGAAACAATTAGTTGTACTACAACAGTGACTTATACTGCTACATGGGGATCTCCGGTTTATGAACCTAACGGTTCTACGGAGCCTCCCTTCTTCCTTCTCGCTAAACAGCGAATTGGATTGGAGAAGTATAAAACTTATGTTCGCAAACGGTTTATACCGAATGTACGCCTAAGTTCTGGGCCTGGGAGCGCTCTTAAAAAGAGCTTTGTATCGTGTGCTCGAGTTGCCGTTTCGGCTTCTCTTCTTGCACAGCGAGTTCCTAGGTAATAACGGACAGTAATGTCCCAATCGCAGTTTAACCGAAAGAGACCAGACTATGTTAGTCGATCCACTTCCTGTTAAATCCCTCAGCCTCGTCGCTCACACTGCAATAACTGTCACTTCGACAGATTCATTTGCGGTAATTGACGTGGCTCCGGGTAAGTCGGTGAGAACGGGAACGCTTGGTGCGTTGACCGGTCTTACTCGCCCGCCTGTTTTAACTATTGCTCACTCTGTGAGTAATGAAAACAAGCCGGTGAAAACCGACCGCTGCCTCGTCCGATTCGACGTGCCCCTTTGGGCACCGTCCGGACAGGTATGCAATGCTGCAGCTTATTTGGTTGTCGCGACCCCTCAGGGTTGCTTCAACGACAATGAGTTGACTGTACCCTATGTGCCATTGGCACTAGTCCAGGCAGTTATCGGCTCAATTGGAGTTTCTCCAACCGCCGCTACACTGTCAGATACTAATCTCCTCCGCATTCTTGCGGGAGAGCCATAGGAGTCTGCATTGCTTTTGATTGGTTGTGGTATAGGTTTGCTGGTCTGGCTAAGACATCATCCTTATGGTTGATAATAATAGCTTAGAGACTTACGTCTCTCTGACGGTGCATCTGTACCACGACATAGCTCAATGCTATCCTTCTACTCGTGAGTCTCGGCTCGACTTGTGTAAATTACACAAGCGTTTCCGGGGCGAAGGTATTTCGTTTTTAACGAAATCTCTTCCCAAACTCGGTAAGGCCCTTGACAGGGCTCTATCGAGTAACACTCCTCTACAAGTAACGGGCTTTAGTCTAAAGCCTGGTACATCAATTCCCCGATTTCTCGGGTGGTTGATAGAGCGTGTTTTCACGGATAATGGATATGTCAGGAGTGATCTTGACATTACCACATTGAAGCATTTGAGGCAGTTCTTGTACTTTACGTACAAGCTGAAACTACCCTATGATAACGAAACCGAAAGTTCGGTCATCGAATCATTCGTCCAGACTCAGCAAGAACTTTCCGCTTTGGAATTTTCTTATGGGTCTAACCAAGTCATCAAACTTGCTAGGAGTATTCTTAGCAGGATTTTTGATGGGTTTGATGTTAGGGATATCACTCCCCGACACGGCCCGGGAGCTGTTGCTACAGGTGAGCAGGTTGGTGAGAAGTCAAACTTCTCTCGACTCTACTCATGCATCGAACGTGTGTACCCCTTTACGGAGTACTTCATGCTTGGTGCAAACCATATAGCAGATCAGCTTACTTGGTTGCAGTCTCTTGAGCTTTTGGATACGGGCACGGCGGAAGTCGTGCTTGTTCCGAAGGATTCAAGAGGCCCTAGATTGATATCTAAGGAACCACTGGAATTCCAGTGGATTCAACAGGGCATTCAAAGGAGTCTTTACTCCTGGATTGAACGTCATCCATTTACACGAGGATTCGTAAATTTTACGGATCAATCGATAAATAGAGATTTAGCCTTGAAGAGCTCACGTGATTGTAAATACGTGACCTTGGATATGAAGGACGCAAGTGATCGTGTAACCCTGAAACTAGTTAAAGAACTATTTTCAGGCACCTCACTTTTGCAAGCCTTATTAGCTTGTAGGAGTGAGTATACACGACTACCTGATGGTAGACGATTGCAGTTGAGCACTTTTGCTCCGATGGGATCAGCAGTTTGCTTTCCCATTGAGGCATTGTGCTTTTATGCACTCGCTGTCTCGGTGCTCATATTACATGGAAGAAGACCTGAAGAGATCTCCGTCTATGTATATGGGGATGACCTGATAGTAAAAGAAGATGACTATCGTCTTTTGCTACAGTATTTTCCACCTCTTGGACTTAAGTTCAATGTGGATAAATGCTGTGTAGCGGGATTCTTTCGAGAATCCTGCGGGTGCGATGCCTATAAAGGCGTCGACGTCACACCCATCCGTTTACGGACTACATGGGGCCATCTTGGTACTAGAGACGCAAGTGAGCTTGTTTCTTACGTAGAGATGTCGAATTCTCTATGGGAAGCAGGCTACTGGCAGACGGCGACCGCAATTAAGGACATGATCGAGACCCGTTATGGGTATCTCCCTCATGTTAGAATGAAGCATACTTACCGCGACCACTCCGGTCGCTTACGTATTGATGCTTCATCCTTAATTGGCTGGTACCGTTCACACGTGAACGAGTCAAGCGTGAATAGGCAGATGTGTATCAAACGACGTTTTAGTCGTGATATACACGCTACCGAATATCATACTTGGATCATTCGTCCCGTACGTAAAACGTACGAGGTGGATGGTTGGAGAGAGTGCCTTCGAGTGTTAAACTCGGGGAGCACACGTTCCACCACTGGCGTCTATGCGCTACCTCATCGCATATGTTTGAGACGAGGTTGGGTAAGGGCTTAATCAACCCTTACGTGGGGTCTGAGCCGAATAAAATCGGACGGATTCCCCGCTACACGAAACGTAGCTCAGTAGTAGTGATTACAATTAGTATTAGTTCATATATATGAAACCCAATACAACTGCGGTCACCCGCAAGTCAAAAGAGAAGGTCATCTATCGAGATGACCATATCGAAGCTCGTGTGGTTTCGCTTGCACTAGGAATAGTGCAGGCCACCAACGAGATAGTCGATGCTCATTCAGCCCAAGTTAGTCAAGCTGACTACAACAAGAGAGTTAATCACTCGTCTATTGTAATCATGCAAAACATACTTGAACTGCATGAAGCGACGTTAGGAAAGCTCATGCCGCGCCTTTCGGCGCAGCTTCGAGCATTGGAACAGACGAGATACTCGTCGTTCGAAGACGCTCAACCTAGAACCCGTGTTCTACAATTGAGAAATCTTCGAATTGGAGCGTAATGCTCCTCCTCCATATGATGCTAATCCGGTGAAAGCCGGGACGAAGGCCTTGGCGTAAAAAACCTTGACCTTTTGTCGCATCGTATTCCTATCGCTTTAGTTCTCTAACTGAAGCGGGGCTACTGGGC